TCCAATCCAATGCAATAAGTTTTGTAGCCAAGTGTCAGTCGGGTGAATAATCCTGTTCTGTTGACTCGCATTTCTTTGGATTTGTAGATGTGCAGTCGTTTGGGTTTGCTCATTGGTTTGGAGGGTTGGGCGGGGTTGGAGGGTTCTTCAACGATTTTGAATCGTTTGGAAGGCTTCGGGCCTTTGCGGTCTTTGGATGTCATCATTAGGATAGGCGTTCAAATTGGAAGGAGAAGCAGAACTGCGCGTCTTCGTGCAAGTCGCTCGTCATTGCTTGTGGGTCGGTTGGAGTCGCAGGCGTTGTCGGGGTAGATTCTGACCTCGTAGGTGCGATTGGGGCTATAAACGCCCTCGTTGGGGGATAGGGTGATATCGCCACTTGCCCCGGTGGTCAGGTCGTAGGTGGTCTTGGAGTTCAGGCTCACATCGGTGATTACGACCTTGTAGGTGGTGGACGGGTCGGCCTGGGCGAGGGTGATGCTGTCGCAGCAGATGTCAAAGGTTCCTACGGATAGGCAATCGGTGCATTCAAGGCAGCTCATAGGTGGTTCGTTTCAGGGATGAAGTTAGGCCCGAACTTGCTGTAACCGTTTCGTTTGAGGTGTTTGATGTACCACTCGTTCAGGAAGCTGTTGCAAAGATACCGAAAGCAGTCGGCAAAGTCGGACTGTTGGCTGATAATAAATCGGTTTCGCTTAATAATCGTGCCGCTCGCATCGCACGCCACCATCTTCATATCCCTCGCCATACCCGGGGCAGGTCTTCGGGTTCACCTTAATATCGGGGTGGAATTGAAGGAGGTAGTTGCATTGCGCCCGGCTGTTCTCGTGCTTCGGGTTGGGGACAATACGAATCTGCCGTTGGCTTAGACCTAAGCCTCTGGCGAGTTGTTCGTAGTAGTTCGCGTTGTCCCTCTGCGATAGATCGCCCCGCTTGCCCATCGCGTCCCCGGTGATTTGGCAGGAGAACAGGAAGGGGGCGTACTTGGCCTTTATCGTATCAACCATTTTAGGGATGGAGCCGTCAACCACGTTGAACTCATCCACGATATGCAGGTGGTCTCCATCTTCATCGCTCCACATCTGGGCAACGATGCCGCAGAATGGCTGCAAGTTGAAGTCCAGGGAGATGTAAATGGGGAGGTTGGTGCGGAAGGTGGGTTGGAAGGATTCGTGTCGTTTGGCATCATAGGATATAAAGAAAGGGTTTTCGGGTTTCTCCTGCACCTCCCAATCGCCCTCTACGAATCGCTTGTACTCGTACTCCGGCATATTGTCGCGCAGGGATTTGAGGTAGTCCTCCGGGATGTGGGGGTTGTCGGTAATCTTGGAGGGGATGTAGGCCCAGGTGGGGGGAAGGTTGTTCTCCTTCCATTTGTCNTACACAAGTTCCTTCACCCAATTATTGCTCGGATTGCAAGTACCCATCACGACAATCGGCGGTCTGCCCTCGGCATTGAGCCACGAACCGGCACGTTCAAGCACCTTGTAGAGCAACCCTTCCTGACACTCGTTGATTTCGTCAATCCCCGCACCGTTGATCTCAAGACCTTTGAAGCGGTCAAAGTCTTTGTCGGTGTCGTAGTTCTCGCCCATAAAGAGCAACTCGGATCCGTTCTTGAAGGTCACAATCTGACTCTGCTTGTCCCACCCGGCAACGTGCGCCCCAAGCCCTTGGTTCATCAGGGATGTGAAGGTGACTAAGGTGGTTCGCTGAAGCGTGGGCATACTCTGCCTGATAATCACCCACCGGGAGCGGGGGTATTTAGAACAAAGCGAGATGAAGGTTAGAAGGAGGCAGTAAGTCTTCCCACCCCGGATGGCCCCGCCAAACAAGATAAACTGTTTCTCCCCGGAGAGGGCGAGTTTATACGCCTGCGTCTGCCGGGCCGTTAACTTCATCCTTCGTTGGTTCGCTGAGTTCAAGCACGAATGGCCCCGTGTCGGGCACGGTCTGCTGCTGCTGAGGCTTGCCGTACAAATAAGCCAAGGTCAATTCCATCGCCCTCATATTGCCCCGTATCGCTTCAGTCACCATCCGGGCAATCAACGCATCCATCCGCTTCACCCCGCCAATGGTACGGTCAAGGTCGGCTTCCAAAAGGTCTCTGATGTCCCTTCTCGTGACATTCTTCGGTGTCCGACTATTGCCCTTCAGCAATACAGGAACAACGGTCTCTACGGGCTTCTCTGCAAGCGTGGGAGCATCTTCCGCAACGCTCTTGTCCTCATCCACTACGACCGCTTCAGCCTTCTTGCGCTTAATGAACTCGTGCTTAATGGGCATTGCACAAAAGTATGCACAAATTGCACAAAAGTAGGGATAAAGACCAAATTTTACCCAAAGTCGGTTTGAAATCGTCAAAAAAAAGGGGGGGGGGTAGCCCTATTATTCAGAAAACCCAATTTTCTCCCCAAACCGGTTACAAACCGTAACCTGTACGAATAAATCGTACAACTCAACCTTTTTTCAACAAAAGCACTTTTTTATTTATTCTTCCTTATATATATATATATATAGATAACTATACATATAGACATCTATACATATAGACATCTATACATATAGACATCTATACATATAGACATCTATACATATAGACATCTATATTAAATATAACCATCTATATCTCTTTCGCTCAATCTTACTTTTTTGAGCCAACTTTCAGAGGTACGCAAAGACTCTAATCACAGGCCGTTTAGAGCCACTTAAACTCGCCCCGGCCTACACAACAACCAAGGTCGTGTCAAATTGTGTTAAGGGGGTTGATGGAGTGGGAGTGGGGGAGAATAAGGGGCCCAGGCAAACTTTGCGCGGGTCTTACATATGGCCCTATTGCCCCTATAGGTGGGTTCTAAGCCTACATCTCGGATCCTTTGGTATGGGGATACCATACAAAACCGGCTATCGGCAAATCTCACTAAAACAGTTTTTAGGGGGTGTTTCTTATAGGTCAACTTTTGGGGAACATCTCAAACCATCGCCCAAAATAGGGGGTGTTTTTTATTACCCATACTTTGGGGGCGTTTTAGGTAGAGTCGGTTTTTTTGGGGGTTCGGTGTGTGTTGGGACTCCCCTCCCTCCCTTTCCCTCCCTTTCCCTCCCTCCCATCCAAAACTATATCCCATAAAAAAACCCCCTAAATAGGGGGTCTTTCTTGCTTTGGGTTTTGGTGGTTTAGTCAATTACAAAACCGCTTTTGTCGGTTATTGCTTTACCCTTTGCTACCAATCCCAAAATTTTAGATTTATGCATTAACATTTCAATATCTGATTTATCCCCATCAGTTACAATATGACTCAAACCATCAAATGAATACTCTTTTGGCAATTGCTTTCTAAAAACCGCTGATACATTGTTTCCCAATTCTAAAGCCATATTGCACTCTTTCTCATTTCCTTTCTGATGGCTAAAGCAAAGGGTATAATTGGTTTGGTGGTATTTTTTAACATAGTTAAAAACCTTTGTGTAATCGTAAAGCAATAAACCGCTTTTGTCACTTTCATATGTGGTAGAAAGTTCAAGCAAATCTAAACCAATACGATTTTTAAGGATTTGAATAAAATCCAAATCAGATGTTCCGTTAATTCTTAGGCAAATTTTGGAATTGGTATTTATTGCTTTTGCATATAATTTGGTAATTTCTTTGCCTAATTTTTTGCAAAATTCTTGTCTATGTTTTAGGTAAAATTCGGTTTTTGCAATCCTTGAAACAATTACCGATTTATATACAATTGCTCTACCACTTTCAAACAAACAAGGGTTAATACATAAATCAGCCTTAGGGCAAAGGTTAACCCCTAAGGAATTGGCTTTATGTGGGGATAAATAAAGAATTTTTGTGTCTAAAAATGTTTTTGGCGGTTTTGGCGTTTGAGTCACCTTTGCCTAACAATTCCAAAGAATTGGTATTTAGGTGTTTTTCTACCAATTCTAAAATCCTTGAATTGGTATAAGGGTTTGGGGTTTGGGTCATTGTTTCCATAGTTTAGGGGTTTTTAGGGGTTTTTGTTGGTTTAAATTAGTTAAGTTCAAATTGCATATCTAAAGCAAAGCAAAAGTAAGTTTTGCCCTCAAAATCTATCTTTGGTAGTTCAAAACCGCCCAAAATATAGGTTTGTGCTTTGGGACAAAAAACACCCAAAATTTGGCTTTCGGTAAGGTATGTAATATCGTCTTTTGTAAATTTAGATAGATATTTATCTATCGTTTTTTGGTCAAAATAGGGGATAGGGTGAGCCTTTGAGAAATGACCAACAAATAAACCTTTGTAGGTTTTGTCATTTGTTCCTTTAAAATTTCTGATTTCGTTAAACATAGTTTAGGGGTTTTGGTTAAACAATAAGTAAAGATAAAAATATATATGTATGTTTGAGCCATCAAAACAAAGTTTTTTTTCAAAAATCCCAAAAAACCGCTTTGACAGTTTTGCGTCCAATTTTTTAGACACCTTTGGATCCATTCGTCCAGTTTTTTGTACATTGTCCACTTTTTTAGATCACTAATGCCCTATTTTCTGGACATTGTCCACTTTCCTGGACACCGGTTGGATCGGCTGACGATTGACGATTGACGATTGACGATACCTTGACGATACCTTGACGATTGACGATAGGTTGACGTATTTTTTGACGATTGGTAAAATTATTTTTTGACGATGGGCGCAACCACTAAAATTATATATAGATTTGTGTCAACAAAACCCCTACCAAATGAACCAAACCACCACCCCCATTCCCCCCATCGTTTCTTTGTGTCAAGACAGTTTGACGATCAACACGGCCACCGGTCAGATCACCTGCGCAGGCATTGACGAAGGCACTTTTGGCGATTTGACGATTGAAGAAATGATTGACCTCCACGCTCAATTGACTGACGAATTCGGCCCGTTTGGCGTGACGATTTACCGCCACCTTTGCGGTCTTTTGACGAACCAAACCAATTAACCCCCAAACCCCCAACCCGTGAAACAGTTAATCCAAATCTACTCTAACCTTGACCCGGTCACCGAGCTTTTTGTCGCGTCCTGCGTTTTGATGGTCATCTTTATGATGATGACCAAACTCATCGCCTACCTTTTCCCAACCCGATCCAACCAACCCCAAAAATTCTAATTATGGCCTTTTATCGCAAAACCTCCTATAAGCCCACCCTAAGCCTCGCAGAACGCGAGGCCAGGGCAGAGGCCCGATTCCAAAAGAAAGTTGCCCAGGACGAAGCAAACCGGGCAAAGAGCGCATTCAACTACGCGACTGCCGGAGGGCATTACATCCCCACCGAGCGACAATTGGCCGCGGCCCGGTATATGCTGACCAACGAGGTTGACGGCTTATCTGCCGAAGTCGTTATTTTGGGCGGGGAGTTTAAGCAAACCGTCCACCACGACCACATCCACCGGGTTAATGAGTTCATCCGCAACAACCCATCCTTGAATTTATGACGATCCGCGAAACATTGAGGGCCGGTCTTCCGGCCGACATCGCCTCGGCCGCAATCTTCAACCTGCAATCCCAAGGCTACGGCCCTAAGCGTTTGGCCCATTCGGCCGATGACCCCTGCGATGACCTGGCCGATGCCTTGATGAGCTTTATTTGGGGCAATACTGACGAGGGATTTAACTACTGGGAGGGCATTTACTGCAAATACAAACCAACTGACAATGACTGCGTCCTTTGATAATGGCCTTGATGACTCTTTGACGATGAGCCAGGGTCGGAAGCGCAAAGGAATTTCGCTTGATTTCCTCATTTGGAAGCGCAAGGCCAAGTCCATCGTTGACCCTGACGAATTGGCCGGGATGATGAGTCAATACTACCTTGACGAAGCCTCTGACATCTCCGATCCACAGGTCAAAGCTCTGACGATGCTTGCGATTGCAGGCATTGACTTTGATGCCATTGCTTTGGAGTTGATTGAGTCCACCCATTACGAAAAGGATACCAAGAACTGATGCACAATTCCCCCTCCATCAAAGGATCCGTCTCGTTGAGTTTTGACGAGGCAAACCGTTTGCTCTTCGTGATGAAGAAAGCAGGGCTTGAGGACACCGCGTCCTTCCGCAGAGTGCATACCCGAATCCGGGAGATCGTGGATTTTCACCTCTACAACACCAAAGTACCGGTGGGCGATGCCTCGCACTATTGGTGCAACAAACGACTGCCTCCAGGGGTCTCCAGAAGTTCTATGGGGCCATTCTTCCCCCTGCCCCCGGCCTTGGTCTTTGACCTCAAAAAGTACCTGGTGGAGGGCGATTTGGTGACGATTGCAAACGAGAACAATTGGAACTACGATTCGGTGAAGAAGTGCCTTGAACTGCCCCGGATTTACCGCAACAAATTCGGAGTGACGAAGATTTCCAATCCCCCATCACGCTACCCTCTTGCGATCATTAATCAGTTGATGAAGACCGCTGAGAATAACCGTAGGCACAAAAAAGATTTGAGAACAACGAGATTACGCTTGAGAATTTACATTGAAAAAAACCTTAAACCCTTCTACAATGAATTTGAAATTATCCAACCCTATGTCCCCGGAACCGCTCGGCAGCTGGCTAAAGCACATAAAGAAAGCGTCCGGACGAAGTTTGAAGCCGGATTGGTCGGAAGTGATCCAACCGTTCCGAGTAAATTGGACGCTCTACGGCCAATACTTGGAAGCGAGAGCAGTTTTGATGGGAGCGAAGAACGAATTTGACAACCTTTAAACCAAACCAAATGAACAAAGAACTTGACCCAAAAGCCTTGATCGATAAGGCTCACGATGCCTTGACAAGAAAGAAAGGCCGACCAGAATACGCTCCAAACGCCCACGAGATTCAAGCGTGGATAGACGGTTATCTAAACGCATCCAACCAGCCTTCTGAGAGAAAGGTAATTGACAACTGCCCCGAATCAAACAATGATGAAAAATGGGCTTGGTTCATAGGGGCTATATCCAAATACAACCCGACTGATGAAGCACCGCATTTTACTCTTTAACCACCAAAGCCAAACCAAATGAACAAACAACCACACCACCTCTATCGCCACGAAATCATCAAGTTGCTGATTAAGCGAATGGACTACACGATGCAGTCCTTTGCTGATGATGCCAAGGTGAACATCGCCACCATCTTTAATTGGATGCGCAAGCCCGAATCCTGCCGGAGTGAAGCGCAAGTTGAAACAGCCTTCCTGGGCAGGGTTGAACAAACCAAGGTCATTCCCGTCAAGAAAGCGAAGGCAATTCTGCGAAATTCCGAATTAACCCTCAACATCAGCCAAAGCGAATACATCCGGGTGATGATGGATCGGCACAAGATTACAGTTGACGCATTGGCCAAGGAATCGGGCATTGAGCGCAACCAAGTGTATTTCTGGACGCAAGGGAAGAAGGAAGGCATCCGATTTGATGAGACTCTAAAAAATTATTTTACCAAAGCGATACAGAATCACCACGAAGCCTTATATTTGTGAACACTTTTGTTAGTTACTTAACCCCAAACCAATGAAGAAAACCCTAATTGAGCAGTTGAATGCGGATGTATTCGCTGCCCTGCTTGCCGAGAAAGATGTCGACCCACGCTACGCTCAAGCGATTGACCGTCTCATTGAAGGTCTAAAAACGAAGACCGAGTGGTATGAGTTAACGGTCAATGATGTGCTATGCCTTGCCGCCTTTGCTCATAAAATATGGAGCGGCAACATTTTTGAAGTTATGAGTCTTTTTAAAAGCGAACCAATAACCACAATTAAAGTTAAACTATGAAAACAAACCTCTCCGCAGAGCAACTTGCGCTCATCGCCAAGCCTCTCCCNCCGCAGGCCGTAAAGGCTCACCCAACCCGTGCCGGGATGTCCACCATCAAGGCCATATTCGTCACCGAGCGCTTCAACGATGTCTTCGGAGTCGGTGAATGGATGATTAAGACCGAACTCCTTGCTCCNATTTCCTCCATCACTCGCACCACCTCCTATGGCAAGGAGCGCACCGAGTACACGGCTCTGGCGAAGACTGTCCTTGAAGTCCCTGCCCACGGCATTTATTACGAGTGCATTGCCTCGTCCACCAACGATGATATGGGCGATGCGGCCAAGGGCGCGACCACCGATGCAATCACCAAAATCGCATCCTACATCGGAATCGGTATTGCGGTGTTCAAGGGCGAACACGATGCGCCCATTGCGAAGGTTCCTGCCGAGCGAACTCCTGCTCCTGCGACCACGACCGCTCCTGCGACCAAGAAGCGCACCACGGAGCCGGCGGTTGTCCCAGAGGCATTGNGNAAAATCCATCAAGAGTACATCATCTCACGGGCCGCTTTGGGTTCACCCGAAGAGCAGGCCGACCCTCGTTTCGTTCCGAATAATTGGGATGCCGACCGCTATCAAAAAGGAATCAACTATTTCAACGCTAAAAAGAAGAACTGATGAAAGACGGACAAACAATCTGCCAATGGCTGAACTGGGATTTTGAGGCGAATGGGGATTTGGAAATCCCAAACAAGATTAATCAAATCTACTTTGAGAATTCAGATGGATATTGGGTAAAGCGTGAATACGATTCTGAAGGCAATGAAATCTACTACGAAAATTCAAGAGGTGAAATCCTTGACAACCGCACCCCCGAAGTCATCGAACACCCAAACGGCCGCAAGTACCAATTAATCCCTTAACCCCAAACCCTATGGAAAACCTCATCACCATCCCACGGTCAAATGTCAGCAAGGCTGATATCCAAACCTTCGCTTCCACCCTCATTGAGCAAATCAACGAGGGCCAAGTCAACGCCCTGGAAGCGCACATCAAACTCAAAGCGATGATTAAGGCGATTGACGCAGTAATCAAAGCCACCGAAGAAGTGGTCAGCGATGAAGCAGGCAAGCACCCCGGCAAGAGCTTTGATGTCTTCGGAGCCAATGTCCAAATGAAGGAAGGCTCGGTCGGGCCGAACTGCGACACCGACCCGGTGTATGCCCAAATCAAGGCGCAACTGAAAGACCGGGAAGAACTGCTGAAACTTGCGTTCAAGCAAGCGGGCAAGGCGATGATCACGGATCCGACCACGGGCGAAGAAATCCCCATCTGCGAACCAAAGGCCACCAAGGGAAGCATTGCAATCACATTCAAATGAGCAATTTGACTGCATTGGAGTGGGTAATCCAGGAATTACGCCTCCGTGAATTTGAAAAGATGGAAATCCGCAAGGGTGAAACTCGCTTTACTGAAATCCTTGAGAAAGGTCTCGCGATGGAGCAGGAGCAACGCCACGAATCGTACCATCGGGGTCTGCAAGATTGTTCCGAAATTGAACCATCGGGCGAATGAGAGCCATCTTCATCCTTCTTCTTCTCTCCTCCTGCACCAACAATCGGCCCTGGAAGGTCATTGAGGTGCGGGAGGTTGGGAAGGGTAAGTGCGAGTATGTGATGTCCAGAAGCAACGGCTTCGGGCCACAGTTAAAAATCAAGACCGATTCGTGCGGTAAATACACATTATTCCAAACCATAACCCAAAACCAATGAAAAAATTATTACTCCTCCTCCTGCTCACCTCCTGCGTTGCCGAAGACCAACCAACGCCCTATGAATACCGAGTGACCGGCACATCGGGCAACTACTCCGTCACCCTGCAAAACGCCTACAACAACCTCCAACAATTCGGGGGGGTGGGCAATGGATGGTGGTACAAGTGGTCGCAGACTGGAACAAGGTCGCTCTACATCTCGGCCCAGAACAACAACGCCTCTGGGAGCGTGACCGTTGAAATCGTCCGTGGCGGTCGGGTCGTTGCATCCAACACCTCGTATGGTGGTTACACCATTGCGACAGTATCGGGAAGATATTAACCCTTTAACCAATTAACCCCAAAACAATGAATAAGAACGATTTAAGAAAATGCAAAATTTACTATAAAGGCTTTGGAGAAAAAACTTGTATTCAGATGGAGAGTATTACTTCCATTGTTGGTCTCAACAGGGCAGAGTGCAAAGGCATCCCGATTATTCATCAGGGGATTCAACCTTCGTTGCGGTCTTTGCGATTGTTGAACACATTGAGTCCGGCAGGGTTGTAGAGGTTGACCCCGATACCATAACCTTCATCAATTAACCAATGCTTAACCCCGAATTTACCTTTTCACCAACTTGGTGGAGGCTCTCCCGGCTTGGGAAGGAGCCAAACCTCATCCGCATTGCGGCCTTGGACTTCTTNTGCGATTACACCGCNAACGAAGGCAAGATGAGCGTAAACGAAGCCCTGACCATCCTCGGAGAACCCGTTTTGGAAGCCTTAATCGGTAACGAAACGCTCGTTGTGGATGGCGAAAACATCCGCATTCCCTACCTTGATTCGCAGAAAAAACGAAAATTGAGCAAATAAGATTNTATTATAGATAANTATAAAGATATANANAACTATATTACTATCAGGGGTAGAGATAAGGATAGTAGGGATGATAGAGGGGGTGTGGGGGAGAAAGAGGGAAGGAGGAAAGAGAAGGGGACAACCCTGGAGGGTAGAAAGCGCAGAGGCTCCATCTACGACCACGACCAAATGCTCCAAATGTTTGAAGGCTTTTGGGAATACTACGACAAGAAGGTCGGCAAGGACAAAGCGATGGTCGCTTGGTTCAAACTCACGGATGAGGAGGTGGAGAAAATCAGGAATACCCTTCCCGCTTATTTAGAGGCTCACCACGAGAAGAAGTACCGCAAAGACCCCGTAAGATACCTTTCGCATAAAGCGTTCAATGACGAGCCTGTAAATGCGTCAGAGAGGCATTCACAATTTAACCAACCCAAAACCTATGAATCAACCCCAATCACATCTTACGCCCCTGAGCCCGGAATTGTACGCTGAGTACCAGGATCGGATGCTCGGCATCCTCATCTGCGAAATCCTCAAGCCGGGCGATATCGTCCTGCAACTACGGGAAGAATACTTTGAGGAAGGCAAGCGCAGGAATGTCTTTCGGGCCATTCGTGAACTTCGCAAGGAGGAGGTTCCGATCAACACGCTGACCGTTCACCAGAAGTGCAAGGCTCTCAACTTTGGCATTGACCCGGTGTATTTGGCCACTATTGACAACGGCCTTTACACGGCAGACGGTTGGAAGCACTATCGCTTTGAACTGCATCAACGCTTCGTGCAGAGTCGCATCCACGAAATCAAGGTGGAGTTCTTGAAGCACCAGGATGTGGACAGGCTTTACAACGAGATGCAGGAGATTCGCTCTCTTGACCCCGATCCGATTGCTACGGAGGCCCACGAATTGCTTGTTGGGGTATATGATGGAATTGGACTCCATCCTTTCGGGTCGGAAGCCAAGCCGCATTA